AAGTGAAGCGGCAGCAGAAAAAATGGCGTTATCTTCGGCTGGTGTTCTGACTGTCAATTCTACTTTGCAGTTGAAAAATGGTGCAACCAGTGCGGGGAAAATTGAGTTCTTTGAAGACTCGGACAACGGCACTAACAAAGTCACACTGATCGGCCCTGCTTCGACCGCTGATATTACTTTGACATTGCCAAACTCTGATGGTGATGATGGTCAGGTTTTGACAACTGATGGTAACGGAGCACTTTCTTTCACCACGGTTGGTGGAGCCTATAATACATGGCTGGTCAAGACAGGTAATTATACCGCTCTAGTCGGAGATCAAATTGTTGTCAATAGTGCGAGTGCAACCACGATAACCCTTCCAGCAAGCGCAAGTGCTGGAAACACTGTTATTGTCAAAGCAACGGGCGGTGGGGTAGTTACCATCGGACGTAATTCGCAAAACATTAACAGCACGGCAGCAGACGGTACGTTGTTAAGCGGTGCTTCAACACAATTGGTGTTTGTGGATAGCACCATAGGATTCTTGGAAATCTAGGAGAAATCTAATGGCAGTTTTGTTAGGAAGTGAAAATTTATCAGTGATTGAAGAAGTCGTTTTGCTTTCTTCTCAGACTTACACCGCGCTTAGAACAGGCATCGCAGAGGTTACCTGTATTGGCGGGGGCGGTCAGGGTGGTTGCAGTGCTCGCGGAGGGACTGGGGTTCATAACACGACAGGCGGCGGGGCTGGTGGATTTTCAAGAAAACGCATAGCAATCAAAGCTGGCGACACGTTTACGGTTGTGGTTGGTGCTGGAGGCAACGATGCAAATCAATCGCCCAATAACTCTGGCAATGAAGAAGACGGAAATGATGGTGGCGAAAGCACCTTTACCAATGACACTGCAATTTCAACCATTGCTTTGGACTCAAATGGCGGTATCAAAGGCATTGCTAATCAGACAACGACTGCCTCTGGGGCAACTTATGCTGGCGGGGCAGGGGGGACGGCTTCTGGCGGTGACGTAAATTATACTGGGGGCAGGGGTGGAACAATCACTCGATCAAATAATGCACCGAATTCTGGAGCGATCAGCACGGGAGGCGGGGCGGTTGCCGTCAACGGTGTTGCATACAATGGTGGGGACGTAAATTATAATTCAAACACAAACTTATTTGCTGCCACAGGAGGGGCTGGAATCGGTGGAAGCGGTGGTAGCATTACAACAAATGCCAACGCTGCCCTCAATGTGGTTGCAACGGCTGGTGGGAGTGCAAGCCAAGCAGGCGCGGCATTCACATCGACTCACGCAGCTAACGCTGGTAACACTGCTCAATCCATGACAGTCACGGATGATTATCCTACCAAGAGTTTATACAATCCCGCTGCTTTACCTTCTTACGGTGGCTTTGGGCTTGCTCAAGGAACTAATGCCTCTGGTCCAGCGGGACGAGGCGGGGATGGGCTAACTGCGTCAAATACTGTGTTCGCATCTTTTAACTCAATAGACCAATCCTTCGGAAATGCAAAAAGTTCTTTGATGGGTTTAGAAAGTAGGTCTACCACCACGAGTTACGAAAATGTTTATTTTGGCCCCGGTGGTGGCGGCGGGGGAAATGTTAATGGCAATACGACTGAACCGCGCGTCATGGGGGGTGGCTCAGGCGCGTGTTTTGGCGGGGGTGGCGGATTGCTTGATAAAGCGAACGCGGCAACCGATACAAATAGTGCATCCATGAACGGAAAAGGCGGGTTTGGTGCTGGAAGTGGGGGTTTTAAAGCTCCTTACAGTTCTTCAAATTCTGGCATAGTGTGGGCTGGTGGTGGCAATGGTGTTGTCATCATACAATATTTGGGGTAAGTGAAATGTCAAACATATATATTATCAAAGATGGTTTGGGAAATGTTGTCAACAAAATCATTGCCGATGAAGCATTTGTAAAAAAACATTACACAAATTATGAGGTACAAATTCCTATCGTTGCCCCAATGCCGCCAGATGTGGAAGGTAGGATGTGGCGAGACCGACAGTTAATTCAATCGGATAACGAAATCGAGCAGATGCCAGATCATCCCCAACACACAAAATGGAAAGAATGGAGACAAATCCTTCGTGATTGGCCCGCCACAAAAGATTTTCCCGCAACTTTACCTGTGAGGAAGTCATGAAAGAAGTTTTATTTTCATCGCCTGATCAACCGTGTTTCATTGGCGGTTGGTACATTAAAGATATTGAACTGTGTGATGCTATTGTAGAGGCTTTTGAGTCAGATTGTTTTCCCAAGGGTTCAGGCACTGTAGGTGGTGGCCCTAATAAACGAGTAGCTCTAGAGATTAAAAATTCGACCGATGGGTCGCTGTATAATCGTTGTGATTTGGCTGATGCGTATAAAAAAAACTTACAGTTAGTTCTTGAGCGATATAAAGAAAAATTCCCCTATTCTAATGATACGGAACCATATTACCTTGATCAGTTGAACATTCAGAAGTACGAGAAAGGTAATTCTTATGCGGGTTGGCATTCGGAACGAACGCATAATAGCCCAAGACATCTGGTTTACATGACCTATTTAAATGATATCGAGGAGGGTGGCGAAACCGAATTTTTTCATCAGAAAATAAAAATTCAACCAAGCAAAGGATTGACGCTAATTTGGCCTGTTGATTGGACATATTTGCATAAAGGCTGTGCTGCGCCAAACGAAGAGAAATTTATTATCACAGGGTGGTACAACTTTTTTGAAAACGTAAACGATTGGAAAGCAGAAAAACCATTGGATCGTAATGGTGTGGTTGCCTCTCACGAAGATACATTCTTATACAAAGACACTGATGCACCAAGCGAATCATCGACTTTGAATTCAGTTGCAACATAAGGAGTTTTTATGGAAATCAAACTTTCTAGTCTGATGAACCTCGCTCCAGTTCTGCTAGTCGGTGCTGGTTTGATTGCAAGTTATACAACGCTTGAAGCACAATCTCAAGAAAACGCAGAGGACATTAGTGAGCTTAGTGAGCAGGTTGATGAGATTGAAGACGAGGTGAATCAACTGCAAAACCAGATGACACGGAGTGAAATTATCCAACAAAACACAGCAGAAGACTTGTCCGATGTTAAGGCAGATACAAAGGTTATTCTTAACTTGTTGCAAAATCAACGCAGAACAACAGAAGATTGATGTGGCTACTGTTAAGGAGTCAATGACAAGGATTGATAACCACGAACGAGAATGTTCGATTCGTTATCAGAATATTGAAGAACGCCTTGAGCAAGGTTCTAAGCGTTTTGATAAATTAGAATTAATGTTATGGGGAGTTTATCCGTTTATTATAACTGTATTGGCGGCATTTAAATGGATGGACTAGATGGAAATCATTGTTTTTGCGCTTATAGTTCAGTTAAGCCCTGCCGACCCAGAAAAGGTTGCAGGTTACTACATGAATCAAAAGCAATGTGTCAACATTGCAAAAATACTGACGAAAAGAGAGGAGAACTATAAGCCTGCTTTAGCTTTCTGCAAACCTGCTTTTGTCGATCCCAACAAGGAGGAAATAGATGGCTACGCAAAAAAAATTACAGCGAACAAGTAAATACGCTAAATATGACCTCGACGGGGATGGCGAAGTAACTGACGAGGAGCTTGAGCGTCATCAACAGCTTGTTGAGCTAGAGCTTCGTGAAGAAAAGGCAGATTCTCAAAGAAACATGGCATGGGTAGCCATGATTTCAATGGTTTTGTTTTCTGTTTTTCTAATGCTCCCTATGATGCCCGACAGCAGGGTTAAAGCACTTTCTGATTTGCTTGGACTGTTCTACATAGCTCAAGCGTCCATTGTAGCGGCTTATTTTGGAGCTACTGCTTTCATGAGTAGAAGATGAAGTGCTTGAAGAAATCCAAGCAGCCAATCGCGCAATTGACGTTATGTTGCAGAGCGTTAAGCACGGGAAAGACCTAAGTCACTGTGCTGAGGCTTGCGCTAACTATTTTAACAACAAATCTATACTTGCAAGGCGATCTAACAAGAAAGGCCGTGGCTCTGTATTGCAAAACTTTCTGGAGTTGGAGAAACTTAGAGAAAAAGAAGCAGAACTTCGCACCCTTATGAAGCTAACGGGCAGGCCCGGAATGTGGGAAGACTTCTTGCAGTTTCAAAAAGAGGCAAAGCGGGAAAGAGCCTACCAAGAAAAAAAGAGAAAACAGTCGGATGCCGCTACTATGAATTTAGTCATGAAATGGTTCAAGTACATG